GATAAGGGAAGATTGTCGAAAGAAGAGATTGAAAAGATGGTCCAAGACGCGGAAAAATACAAAGAAGAAGACGAAAAGTATGCAAAGAAGATTGAATCTAAAAATGGTCTCGAAAACTATTGTTACCAAATGAAAGAAATGGTCGAAAAGCTTGAAGGTGAAGATAAGGAAACGGTTGAAACAAAGGTTTCAGAAACACTTGAATGGTTAGACGCAAATCAATCCGCCGAAACAGAGGAGTTTGAGGCTAAACAAAAGGAAATTTCTGATGTATGTACTCCGATTATGGTGAAAATGTACGCAGATGAAAAAAAGGCTGAACCGGAACCAGCTTCAACTGAACCAACTATTGAAGAGGTAGATTAGAACCTAAGTAGTATAAAGAATATATCATATTTAATAATACAATGAACTACATTGCATGGGATACGGAGACCACTGGTCTCCCTATGGGTTATAAAAAGGCTACAACTGAAAATATCCATTTATACGACAAATGTCGTATGCTTACATTAGCATTTGTAAAGTATTCATCTAAAGGACGTGAATTAAGTTCTTATCATGGTCTTGTTTATCCAGATACATTTAACGTAACACAAGAGTCTACAGATGTTCATGGTATTACACACGAACACGCGTTACACAAGGGACAACCATTTGGATACGTATATGCAGCATTTAAAGAAGCTGTTTCGAATACGTCTATATTGGTTGCACATAACAGTACATTTGATGAAAACTGTTTCTTTTCCGAGTGTTATCGAAGAGGGTTCAGTGTTGAACCATTTAAACATATACACTTTGTGGATACACTCAAAATGGCACGTTCTGTTTTACCTGGATTATACAATCATAAACTTTTGACAGTGTATAAACACTATTTTGGTAAAGAGTTTGACGCACACGATGCCTTGAACGATTCGAGAGCGTGTGGTACTATATACCCCCTTCTTCGTGATAACGAGTTCAAAATGAAAGATGTTGGTATTGATAAAGTTATACTCAAAGCGAGTGATGTTGCTTCTATTATTGGTATGAACCCATATAAAAAACCAAAAGAAATTATTGATAATTTATGGGCTAAATACGTACCCGAAACTTTTGAAGGTCGAACGAAAGAACAAGAAGCATTAGATACCATTGAAAAGTGTAAAGCGTCTAAACTTTTGTTTAAAGATGCTGAAATGTATAAATCCATGAATAGTTCTGATATCGAAAGAAAGTTTAACGCAGTTTCTAACCAGTTACATACAAAATCATCACTTTCGGGTAATGATATAAAATTAGTAGAAGAACATATCCGTAAAATATTGTTTACGAACCATGGTACGAGACACGAGGAAATAACCGCTTCAAATTATGAAAATTTAAAAGAAGATAATACATTTTATAAATATGACGTATGTTCAATTGAGGGTACTACTTACAGGATATACGGATGTATAGATCGTATCAGGGACGATAAAACAATAATTGAAATCAAGAACAGGACGAGGGGTTTATTTAATCATGTTAGATTATACGAAGAAATACAATGTCAAGTCTACATGGAAATGTTAGATTTGGATAAATGTGAACTTATAGAACAATATAACGATAAACGCAAAACATATTTAATTTATAGAGATCAAATGAAATGGAAATCGGAAATTTTACCAGCACTCAAAAATTTCTGTGCTTATTTCCATTCAGAAATATCTAAATAGAATGTAATGACAGTTCATACAAAATCAGCACACCTCTTAGCACTTGCAACTATATCTCTTACGTCTTTAGCTGGCGCCGGTGTCGGTGTCGGTTCGTGGGTAGCCATGAATTTATTTAATACAGAACACGAAACTAAAATATCTGGTAATACTAAATGTCAGAGCTCCGTATACATGAAACCTGTTATAAAAGGGAACCAGGGGTAGTAACAATAAATTTAGGGAATAAAGATCTCAGAAAACATTTAATGGAACATTATAATTTAGTACGTCTTAAGGGGAACGTTTATATACCTAAGTCACCCCGTAACGATAAAATAATGGCAGTAAAGTTTTTTAATAAAAATAAGAAGCTTGCTAATATTCAGCAGGAGGCAAATAAATTAAAACATAGTCAAAGTGTTATTAATACAAATTCGAAAGGTCGAGCAATCGTTTATAAAAATCGTTCGTAATAGTATGTTGAGAATACCACTCGCGTCCCCTGTTATTCAAAGAACGTCTGTAAAGACTAAATCTTCTAAAAAAGATGTTGAACGTATAGAAAAACGTATAGATATGATACGTTCACATTGCATACGTGCAGAAGGTAGAGAAGAAAAGGCCTACTATAAAGTTTTACAAGAACTTCATAAAGAGCATTCAAATGCTGTTTTAAAGGTTAAAGAAAAACGGGGTGAATAGTATAATAATGTTTACAGTATCACGACCACGATTAGTTATTAAATGTAGTAACGATAAGAAAAAACCTAAATATTCGAAATATAAAGATATTAAAAAAGCTTCAGAAAAAGAAGTTAAATATTCAGAGTCATGGTGGGATAATTTTAGTATGAAAGGCTTTTTAACTAAAATATTTGCACCAGACGGTGAAATCGATTACGAACATTTTAATAAAAATTCAAGATACGCTATTCGTATTGAGGAAGAGGATAAAAAAGAAGATAAATAAACAAACAATATTTCTATTGAAAACCGAATCAATAAAAATATCATAGAATAGTAGAGAAACCATGGCACCAACACCCATGAATATCAATAATAATATCAATAAAAATGGAAACGTCATCATGAAAGATGCTAATTTACCAAGAAAACAAATAAATTCTACACGTTCATCCCCTATAAAAGAAACTGATTTAATCATAAAAGTTAAACTCCCAGAAAAAACCGTACAACAACTCAAGCGTATTATGTTAATTACTAACAGGAAAGGATATGAGTTTATGGGTACAATTGATATGAGTCGTTCAGTTAATAGAGATATAGTTTTTAACCCTCCTACTCGTCAAACAAGTGGTAATCGTGGTACAATTATTGGTAATTATAGTGCAATTGATGATGCTTATTTATCGTATCACAGCCATCCTGGTGTTGAGGGTTATTTTACACTTCCAAGTAAACAGGATTTGATAAGGTATATGGAATATTACCCACGAATGCAAGCTAATATAATTTTAGATCGTCACGGGTACTATGTTATAGACTTTATCGAAACGCGTAAGAATGATCGTCCCAATAAGAAATTCGTTTTAGATGAATACGAAAAAACTGTGGGTAAGAGCGCATTTAAAAAGATTGAACACGTGATGAGAAATACAGTATATTATAAAACACATCTTGGAAAATGGAAAAAAATTATAGAAAAGGAGTTTACTAATACGAAGGGTATTTCAATAAAGTATTACGGGTATAACCAAAGGGCTACTATAACATTAGTGAATAAGGATTTGTTTCCAAAATACAATAATACCAGACCCATACGTTAAAAAAAATATTGTGATAATATATAAAATAAATATGACACCAAATAACTGGATGCTTGCGTTCGCCTCCGTGATAACATTTCTCATTTTGTTTAAAGTTACTGAAAAACCTTCATGTGGGTGCAATAAAAAATAATATTTTTACACACGAATGATCATCGTGAATAAAAATAATTTGACTAATTAATTCTCTTTCTTTTCTTCTTCCTCTTTAGCTGGTGTTTCCATTTCAGCTTCTAACTCTTCCATATATTCTATGAGTTCATCTCGTGTTTTATCATCTCTTACATTATCTGCAAGTTCAACGACCAATTCTAATTTGTTAAGGTCTTTTGTAAGTTTTTTTGCCAATGCTCTTACAACGTATGGATTTAATGGATCTGTTTCTTCGATATATTTAACAACCTCGTCAGCTGGTTTATCACCTTCTGCATTTTCACGTTTTCTGATGAATATTATCCAGATGGCTAATATAATCGAAAGACCTATTATTATCTTTAATGTCCTGGGACTGATATTTCTCTTCATTGTATGTTACAGTATACTAAGAAAAAATCTCTGATACTTGTAAGATGTCAGAACAGGAAGCTCCAACAGCGGAATTCTGTAAAGATAATATAAATGATCCACGATGTTCATGTTATAACGTTGCGGTTAGAGGGTGTGATACCGATCCATCAATGGTAGGATGTGCCGAGGGAAGAGAATGGGCTGATAAGGTAATAAAGGGTATACCAATTTCGGATAAATACGATTCACAAAGAAAGGTAGCAACAACCGAATTGAATGCGCGTTTACACTGTGCTCCAGGTGTGTGTAACGGTTCAGATAAATATAAACCGGTTACCGAATTACAGGATTTAAACATGACAACGGATTGTAATTATCAGATAAAAATATGTGCTTCTGAAGTGGATATCGGTCTTATGGTAGATTCAACTATGTTTGTTGAGTGTAATCTTAATGAACCTGCAAAGGAATATGTTAATAATATGTACCAAAACCCGAATTATAGAGATCCTAAAACAGCAGCAACTGTAGCAGCAGCACAGAAAATATATAGACAATCACTTATAGATGAAGCCGCAAAACAAGAACGTTTAAAGAAGGAGAAAGAGTTAATGGATGCACCTCTTTTTAATGTTACGAAGAATCAAAAGTACTTGATAATTGTAGCGATTATACTTATACTTTTTCTTTTTCTCGTTTTTTAATCTAGTGTTTATATAAGATGGCAGAAGAAGAAGCCCCTACAAAAGAATTCTGTGAAAAAAATCCTACAGATGAAAGATGTTCGTGTTATAATGTCGTATACCAAGATTGTAAAAAAAATATTACTGTGCCAGGGTGTGATAAAGCTATGGAATGGGTAGAGACGACATTGGAAGCTGTACCCGATACTCAGGGACCTCATAAAGCTGTTGCGAGACTCGAATTAATGGAACGTTTACACTGTCCCGCGCGCGTGTGCGTTGGAGCTGATAAGTATAAACCTAAAATTCTTGGTGATTTAAGAGGTGCGTCTCCGTGTTCGTTTAAATTGGATATATGTTTACAAGATGTAAATGTTGGGGGTTCAATTGATTCGGAGGTATTTTCAGAGTGTACCCAAAATAAAAATTTTATAGGTGCAGATCCATGGGAATTGGAATTTGATGATGCGGAAGAGATTAAACAATCTGCTACGTATACACAAAATGCAGAAATTATACTTGAAGCTAAAGAAGCCCAGAAAAAGATGATCGTGGGGGGTATAGTTGCGTGTGTTATAATATTAGTTTTAGTATCAATAGTCTTATCAAAATC